TGCTTCCCAGTTCGCACCTGGAAGAGGTCATCGCAAAGGCTCTCGGACTGACCGCCCAACAGCTGTTCCCCGAGCGTTTCGACGCCAATGGAAACCGGCTGGGCTGGACCCGTGATCAACAGCGTACCACGCGTGATCAGTCACGCAATGTCGAAGAGGGGAGAGCCGCATGAACATAGTCAAGAGGGCGCGTTCTCGGCGTCACACATATCCCGGCATGCCTGTCCCCAAAATTCAGCGATGCCCGAGGTGCGGCATGGCCAGTTGTGATGGTGCCCACGACAAGGGATCAAGCTGTCACCGTACTGCGGTTCGGGAATTACAGCAGAAGCTGATGCAAGAAGACCGCGCCCATGCGCGGGAAGTGCACGCTAAGCTTCGCTCTTTTCTTCGTCTGCATCGGCAAGAGCAAGAAGGTGGAAGCGAAGATCATCAAGAGCCCGTCCGTAATATCCCGCGATGCCCAACCTGTGGCATAGCGACCTGCGACGGTGCCTATGACAAGGGCGCAAGCTGTGACTCCGCATCTCGCGCCCTTGCTTGGGAAGACTGGCTTAGTTCGGTTTTCCGGGCGGCAATGGCGCCGTCGCAAGAGCCAGCAGGCTCTCCACTGAGCCAAGACGCCGAAGAGCAATCTGAGTCACTTCCGGTTCCCCCGGAAAACCAAGAACCTCAAGGCTAAGGCGGCTTCTGGTAATGACCTCTCGCGCCCCATCCATGGTTATCTGCCCATTGCGCACCAGAGCGCCAAGCGTTTGGACGGTGATCAGGAAGCTGGCGAGCGCCAAGCCCCCGTTCTCTTTTTCGCTCATTTCAATTTCCCCGAGTGTGGTTGGTTGCCCGCCCACCTTAGGGAAAATCCGTCCGGTCGTCATCCGGGATGCCGCCTTTGGGGCGACCGGACGGTATTCGTTCAGCGGGCCTGTTGCCCGTGGAGCCGGTGAAAACCCGGCATCCTCCCTGAAAACTCAAGGCCGGGTGCGGAAGTGCACAAGTCCCGCCCGGCCTCTTTTTCAGGGCTTCAACGACAATCACATCAGTGAGGCCAAAGATGACCAAGAGCCGCAAAGGCCGGTCGGCCGACCCGAGGCAGACCGATTTTCTCACCCTGCTGGAAGGCGTTGTAACGCTGCCCGAGCTGCCGGAAGCCACGCATGACGCCGGGGCTCTGGACATGGATCAGGCCATGCGCCGCCTGCTGAATGAGGCGATCAAGGCCGGGCCGTTCACGACCCGCGAGGCGCTGGCCGAAATGGTCAGCCATCACGCTGGCCGCAAGGTGACCAAGGCCATGATCGACAGCTGGACCGGCGCCAGCCGTCCGCATGCCCTTCCCGCCCATATGATCCCTGCCTTCTGCCGGGCGCTGGGCAACTCGATTCTGCTGGCCGGAATTGCCGAGCCAGCAGGCTGCGCGGTGACTGAAAGCGCCGATCTGATCCGCTCCCGGATGGAGCGTCTGACCCTGTTCATCCGCTTCGCCAAGGCTGATCTGAAGCGCATGGCTGCTGAAACGCCGTTGTTCCGGCAGGCGGTGCGGCATGGCTGAGGAATGGAAGAGCGCCGCTGGTTGGGCGGCCGAGGCCAAGGCCATCGGCGTTGCTCCCAAGGTCATGCCAGGAAGTACACAGGGCGTAATCGATAAAGCCAACCGTGAAAACTGGCCGTACCGCGACCGCGCCGATAGTGGCGGTGGCCGTGAATACCTCTTGTCCGATCTGCCGCCGGCCTTCCGTCAAGCTCTGACCGATGACCGCAAGGCCAAGAAGTTCGCCATCCTGGCCCAACATGCCGCCGATCTGGAGGCCACGACGCCGCTGATGTCGGCCACCGCCATCACGGCGGCCACCCGCCAGCATCAGCATGTTTCCCCGATTGCCCCCGCCGAAGGCAAAGGGGCAGAGCGCCGCGATGTGCGGCTTTCCATCATCAATCTGTATGCGCTGTGGCTGCTGCAATCGAACACCCCGGACGGCAGCACCGGACGCCTGCGCTTCGCCGATCTGTATAATTCCGCCCAGGACGTGGGGGATGGGCAAAGCTTTGAGGCTGGGCTGGAGGTGGCCGGGAGGCGCTATTTCCTGGCAGTCCCGGCCTGGGTGCTCAAGGCCAAGCCGCATGTCTCCCCGGCCTCGATCTTCAATTGGCAAAAGCTGGCCAAAAATGCCCAGGGTGAGGCTCTGGGTGGTCGCTATGCCAAACGCAAGAGCGCCCTGGATATGTCGGCGCGGGTGCGGGATGCCATCCTGGGTTCGGTGCTGAAGGGCCGCGATATCTCGATGAACCAGATGCGCGATGAGATCGTCGCCGAGTTCGGAGAAAAGGTCGAGATCATCACCGATGACGGCGAGGTCTTGCAGCGTGACGTTCCGAGCGCCGGTCAGATCGGGCGCTGGATCAACGCCTGGAAGATTGAAAACGCTGACTTCCTGTTGCATTCGATCAATCCCGACAAGTGGAAGTCCAAGAACCGCATCGCCATCGGCGATCTGTATGGCTGGGTCGAACGCCCCAACCAGCTTTGGGAAATCGACGCCTCGCCAGCCGATCTGCTGCTGCTGGAAGACGATGGGCGCACCTCGGGCCGCTATACCCTGTATGTCCTGATCGACATCTTCACCCGGCGCATCATGGTGCTGGTGACCAAGACGGCGGCCACCGCCGGGGCGCTGCTGCTGCTGAAGAAGGGCATTGAGGCCTGGGGCAAGCCGGAGATGGTGCGTACCGACCAGGGGTCGGACTTCATCAGCCAGGAGGCCAGACGGTTTTTCGGCCTGTTGAACATCATCCATGACGATTGCACGGCCTATTCGCCGGAGCAAAAAGCCGGCGTTGAACGGCACGTTAAGACCGTTCAACACGGCATCATCAACCTGCTTCCGGGGTTCATCGGCCACTCGGTGTCGGAGCGCCAGAAGATCGAGGCCGTGAAGGCCTTCTCGGGCCGGTTGGGCCAATCCGAGCGTGAAGCCTTCGCCATCACGATGACCCGCGACGATCTGCAGGCCACCCTGAATGATTGGACCGAGTTCAAATATGCGCACAGCCCGCATGGTGGTCTGAAGGGTGAGACGCCGTTCAACAAGGCCGTGCGGTGGCCGGGCAAGCTGGTGCGGATCGGCGATCCCGAGCGGCTGGCCATGCTGCTTTCGCCCGTGCCGAAGAACGGCAGCAAGGGCGCTGGCATCCGCACCGTCACCAAGAAGGGCGTCCAGGTCGAGGAGGCGCATTTCTACGCCAAGGCCCTGCTGCTGTTCATGGGCAAGGATGTCTTCGTCCGCATGGACCCCGAGGATATGGGCCAGGTCTGGGTGTTCAAAGCCGACCATTCGGAATTCATCTGCAAGGCCACCAACATCGAGCGCCTGGGCGTCGGTCGCGCCGCCGCCGCCGCCGAGGCCAAGGCCCATCAGAACGAACGCATGAAGGAACTGCGGGCCGAGGGTCGCCGTCTGAAGGCCGCCTGCAAACCGCATAAGTTCGTCAAACGGATGCTGCTGAAGGCCAAGACGGACAACTCCTCGGTCATTCATATCGGTGACCGCCAGTCCATTCCCTTCAGCAATCCGGCCCTGGACGCCATCGGCGTCGCCATGCGCTCGGGTCAGCCGATCCAGGCCAGTCCGGTGTCGGAAGGTCAGCAGGAGAAAATCGATGCTTTGGCCGTGGAGCTGTCGCGGCCCAAGGCCGAGGTGGTGACGCTTTCGCCGAAGGGGGCCCAGGTCAGACGGGCGTTGGAGATCGAGCGCCGGCTTGTCGGCGGCCTCGATGTGGACGAGCGCGACAGGACTTGGCTGGCCTCGTTCAAACGGTCGGCGACCTATCAGTCATTCCAGCTCATGGCCAAGGATTTCGGGGTCGAGGAGGCCCTGGCATCGGCCATGTGAACAAGAAAACGGCGGGCGCCTGATCCGCGCCCGCCGTCAACATCAAACACAAGAAGGGGTAAACCATGACCGTTCAAATTCCAGCCGTCAACACCAAAACCTTCAGCATTGCGCCGTTGCGCAACGTCACGATCCTGACCGAGCTGACCATGAAGCTCACCGAGCGCGATCTCGGCCTGCCGGGTCTGGGGTGCTTTTCCGGCCCCTCCGGGTACGGCAAGTCGGTGGCGGTGATGTATGTGGCCAACAAGTGCCGGGCCTATTCCGTGCAGGCCAATTCCGACTGGACGCGCCGGCATATGTGCAAGGTGATCCTGCGCGAAATGGGGATGCCGGCCAACGGCACCATCCCCGAGCTGATCGAGACCATCGGGCGGGAGCTTGGGGCGTCGCGCCGCCCCCTGATCATCGACGAAGCCGACGCCCTGGTGACCAAGGGGCTGGTCGAAACTGTCCGCTCGATCTACGAGGAGACCGGCGGCACCGGCACCATCATCCTGGTGGGAGAGGAGATGCTGCCGCGCTCCCTGGAGCACTGGGAGCGGGTGCATTCGCGCATGCAGATCGGCATGCGGCTGGCCGAGCCCTGCTCGCTGGCGGACACCAAGCATCTGGCGTCTCGCCGTTGCGCCGGCATCACTGTGGCCGAGGACTTGCTGGAGGCGGTTCATGCCTCCGCCAACGGTTCGGCCCGGCGTGTCGCCGGCATGCTCTCGGATATTCGCCAGCTGGCCGGAGACGCGGACATCGCCCAGATCGATCTGAAGGCATTCCTTGATCTGGGCGGCGAATTCAACGTCGGCAAGTCTCCTGTGCGGGGGCACTGACATGGCCGCCGGACGCAAACCCGTTCATTTGACCATGAGCGCCAAGAAGCCCGGAGGGCGGCAGGCGATCTGGGAGGAAATCAGGAAGCTGCGGGTCTTCACCGTTCCGCAGTTGGCCTTGGCCTGCAAGACGCACAAGAAGACTGTGCAGAGCTATATCGACTGCCTTTGCGCCTCTGGTCATGTCGTGGAAACCGAAGAAGCCATTCTCGGCCAACGCGTTTATCGCCTTGATCGGGATGCCGGAGTGGAGGCTCCGCGTGTACGGGCTGATGGATCAGCCGTGACGCAGGGTCTTCCCCGCGAGCAGATGTGGCGAACCATGCGGGCTAAAAGCACGGCGGATTTCGACTATCGGGATCTGGCGATGTGGGCATCCACCGATGACGTTCCCGTCTCCGAAGTGGACGCCAACGACTATGTCAAGAACTTGGCCAAGGCGGGGTACCTGATCTTGGTGGCCCCGACAAAGGGCGGACGCGGCTCCAGCATCGCCCGCTATCGCTTCGATCAGCGCCGCAACACCGGCCCGAAGCCTCCCATGGTGCAGCGAATGAAGACTGTGTTCGATCCGAACGAACGCAAGATCGTCTGGTTTCCGGAGGTGGAGGAATGACTCCCACCAAGATGATCGACCGCACCCGCGCCGCCTGGGGCGAAAGTCTGCCGGATTGGATCGAAGTGCTGGCTACGGCCTGCGACCGCGAAAGCCAGAAGGCCATTTCCCGCAAGCTGGGCTACTCGGCGGCCACCATCAGCTATGTGCTGGCCAACAAATACCCTGGTGATCTGAAAACGGTCGAGCAGACCGTGCGGGGCCACCTCATGTCCGCAACCGTCGAATGCCCGGTGATCGGCGTCATGTCCACCTCTTCGTGCGTGGAACAGCAGAAGGCCGAATGGTCCTCTCGCCGCGCCATGCTCCATGCCGCCTGCCGCGCCGGCTGCCCGCATTCCCGTCTCATCAATGGAGGGTCCAATGCTGAGTGAAACTATCGACGAATTATCCGACGCCCTCATGGACTACGCAGAAACCGGCCTCGTCATGGATGGCACCGCCGTCAAGTCGATCTGCGCCTTCATCAGGGTTATGGCCGACGACGCCCGGCGCCTGGAAGCCGTCATCGCCCCAGCCCGAGACCTGCCCGAGGGCGTCGTGCCCCTGCTCGGACGGCCGCCGCGCCGCATTATCCCGATCACCTCTGGCGGCGGAGATGCGGCATGACCCGCGCTCCCTTCTATCTGAACGAGCAGATCGACTGGCCGGATAGCGACGGCAATCGGGTTTGCGGCACCGTCACCACCTTCTCGGGCACAGCAAAGCGTCAGACCCTGACGGTCTGCTGCGGCGACGGCCAGGTGCGAGTCGTGACGGTCGATCTGCAGCGCGACGGCGAGATTATCTCCGCTTCGCCCGACATCGCTGCCGCCCGCTCTGTCGCCCTTGAATATCTAAGCCGGGGCAGTGTTGTCGGTCTGTCTGAGACCCTGCTGGCCAATGCCCTGGCCAGCGCCTTGGTGGCTGTGACCGCACCGGATCGGGGGGTGGCGTGACCACCCCCTCTATCTCTCGCATCCAGCTGGTCGTGGCCACTGTCCATCGCATCGGCGTGATCGACATGATCGGACGCAACCAGAACCGCGAGACCGTTCGCCCCCGTCAGATCGCCATGTATCTGGCCCTGGACATGACCGGCCATTCCTTGTCCGAGATCGCCATCAGCTTTGGGCGGGATCGCAAGACGGTCATCAACGCCGACCGCAAGGTGCAACACATCATGGGCCATGACCTGGGCTTCCGAGATCAGGTCGAGCTTTGCCGCAAGGCCGTCGGCGAGCCCCAACTGCTGCATCTGGTCGACGAGGCCGGGGTGATGATCCGCGAAGTGGTCAAGAATCTGCGCAACGCCCTGATGGCCGAAGCCATCCGCGACCCGGAAGGGCTGATGGCCCGGCTGCGCTCCATTCCCAGCCAGGAGATCCCGCCATGCGTCTGATCCTCCGCGTCCTCGAATTCATCAACGGCTGGCAGCCGCCGGTCATCCCTCACGCCGACCGGCTCCTCCGGTCCCGCGCCATCGTTCAAACCCGCATCCGTTGAAAGGCACTTCAATGAGCAATCAGAAAACCCACCCCGCCGCCGTCGAGATCAACGGCGTTCCCTACATCCACGACGCCCAGGGCAACTTGGTGCCGCTGGCCAACGTCAAGTCCGTCCACCTATTGGAAGACGAGATGGTGCGCAAGATCGTCGTCTATGGCGAGGATCTGTCGGCCGAGCTGGCCCGCTACTCCACCCATACCGACGCCGACATCGCCGCCTTCGATGCCCTTCTGGCGCAGGAATACAATGTCGAGCCCCGCGAGACCAAGGGCAACCGCACCTTCACCTCCTTCGACGGGTTGCTGCGGGTCCAGGTCGCGGTAGCGCAGCGCATCAAGATGGGACCCGCCCTCGACGACGCCAAGGCGGTGCTGGATGCCATGATCCGCGAGCGCGGCGAGGGCGTCGATCCGTTCCTGATCACTCTGGTCAAGCGGGCTTTCAAGACCGATCAAGAAGGCAAAGTGGACGTGCGAGCCATCCTGGCCCTGCGTCGTCTAGAGGTTGACGATCCGCGCTGGCCCGACTTCTGCCGCGCCATTGACGACGCCGTGCAGCCCGATGGCTCCAAGCGTTACACCCGCCTCTATCGCCGTCAGACCATCCAGGATGGCTGGCAGATGATCCCGCTGGATCTGGCCGCCGTGCAGCCGACCCCGGCTGCGCTGGAGCGCAAGTCCCTTCGCCGTCAGGTCGAGGAACTGACGGGCAAGATCACAAGGATTGCCAAGCTGCTGTTTGCCGCCCGCCACTATGCCGAGGATGGCGCCATGGCCACCATGCTCTCGAAGCTGGAC